GTGAATGTTTCCTAAAGATTGCAGACCATTTATCACGAAAGCCAAATTTTATATCATATTCTTTCCGTGATGAAATGATTGCAGATGGCATTGAAAACTGCTTGATGTATTTTCGTAACTTTGATCCAGATAAATCAAAGAATCCATTTGCTTATTTTACACAAATTATTTACTATGCATTTCTTCGCCGCATTATGAAAGAGAAAAAACAATTGTATGTTAAATATAAATCAACAGAACAATTTGGCATATTAGATGAGTTTGAAATGTTTGAAGATTCAGAAGGCAATATGAGACAATTTGAACTATATGATAATATATCTGAATTTATACATAACTTTGAAGAAAACAAACGTAAGAAAAAAGAAGGCAAAACAAAAGGATTAGAAAAGTTTTTAGAAGAAGATTTGCCTTGAAAAGCTTGCTTATCATAATCGTTTGTGTTACAATGACATCTTGTGCGCCTTTAGTATATTTAACATATAAAAAATGTAGTAAAGAAAATCCGTGCGATATTTCAAATATAAAAGTTTTGGAGTGGTAGATGGATAAAATAAAAATTGAACACCACATTAAACATTTAGAGGAATTACATGAAGAATTAGAAAAAGAATTAAATGAACAACAAAAACATTATGGTGATGATAGATTAGTTACCATTTTAAAAAAGAAAAAACTTAAATTGAAAGATGAAATACAAGCTTTTAAAAATCAAATTATATGAAAATATGTATTCTTGGTGACACACATTTTGGTGCTCGTGGTGATTCTTTAGATTTTCACAAATATTTTGAACGCTTCTATGATGAAGTGTTTTTTCCACATTTGATTGAAAATAAAATCAATGTAATTTTTCAAATGGGTGATTTGTTTGATAGGCGAAAGTTTATTAATTTTAATTCACTCTATCTATGTCGTAAATACTTCTTTGATAAATGTAAAAGATTAAACATTAGAGTTCACACTCTTCTTGGCAATCACGATGTGGCTTTTAAAAATACATTAGAAGTTAACTCAACCGGTTTACTTTTAAATGAATATAATAATATTGAACACTATGATAATTTTGTTACCATAGATTTTAATGGTGTTGCAGTTGATGTAATACCTTGGATGTGTGATGATAATGCCGAAGAAATATTGCAAAAGATAAAAGATTCTAAAACACAAATTGCTTTTGGGCACTTTGAAATTCGTGGTTTTGAAATGGATCGTGGCAATATTTCAGAGGTAGGTATTGACAAAGATCTATTAAAAAGTTATGATGTTGTTTTATCTGGTCATTTTCATCACAAATCATCAGATCACAATATTACATATGTAGGCACACCATATGAAATGACCTGGGCTGATTATAATGATCCAAAAGGTTTTCATATATTCGACACAGACACACGACACTTAGAATTTATTCGTAATCCATTTACAATGTTTAACAAGGTAACATATGACGATACTGCACATGACTTTGAATGGTGGAAAACATATAACTTTGATGTATTAAAAGATACCTATGTAAAAATTGTGGTATTAAACAAACAAAATCCATATCTGTTTGATCATGTCGTAGACAACTTATACAAAACTGGTGTGGCTGATTTATCAATTGTTGAAGATTTTACCGATATAATGATAGATGATGATCAAGATATTATTGATCAGGCAGAAGATACGATGACAATTCTTTCCAAATATATTGACAATTTAGAATTAGAAGTTGAACCTGATAAATTAAAAACTCTTATGCGAGAGCTCTATGTTGAGGCATTAAATACAGAAGTCGCTGAATGATTATATTTCGTAATGTTAAGTGGAAAAATCTGTTAAGTACCGGCAATCACTTTACAGAAATCAAACTAGATGGCACACCAAACACTCTTGTTGTTGGTGAAAATGGTTCTGGAAAAAGCACGATGCTTGATGCATTGTGTTTTGCTTTGTTTGGTAAACCATTTCGGTCAATTAATAAACCACAGCTTATAAATTCAATCAATGGTAAAGATTGTATAGTTGAAGTTACTTTAGATACTAACAATAAAAACTATCGTGTTGTTCGTGGTATCAAACCAAATATCTTTGAAATCTATTGTAATGGCGAACTTTTAAATCAAGAAGCTGCAAGTAGAGATTATCAGGAACACCTAGAAAAGTTTATTCTTAAACTTAATTACAAATCATTTACACAAATTGTAATTTTAGGAAGTGCATCATTTACTCCATTCATGCAACTATCGGCATCAGACCGAAGAACTATCATTGAAGATTTGTTAGACATTCAAATCTTTTCTACTATGAATACTTTGGTAAGAGATAAGTTATCAAACAATAAAGATTTAATATATGAAAAGAAACATGAAAGAGATTTGGCTAATCAAAAATATGAATTACAAAAACAACACATTGAGGGATTAAAACAAAACAACGAAGAAAAGATAAAAGAATATGATACAGAAATTCAATGCCATAATGATACCGTATCCACCTTACTCACAAATGTTGCGACCCTTACCGCTGAAACAGAAGAACTTCAACTGGTTGTTGCAAGTAAAATTGATGCAGAGGCTAAGGTTAAAAAGATTACAAAACTTGAATCGCAAATTGAAAGCAACTTATCTAAATTTAAGAAAGACATCAGTTTCTTTCAATCGCATGATGATTGTCCAACCTGTCGGCAAGCCATTGCCAGTTCTTTTAAAGAAGAAGAGCTTAAAACCCTCAATACCAAAGTTATTGAGTGCGAACACGGGTTATCACAATTAGAAGAAAAGCTCAACGCAGAACAAGATAAACTAAATGAAATTGCAGAGAAACAAAAAGAACTTCAACAAAAGCAAGTAGAGATTGCTACCTGTAATACAACAATTACAGAGACTAATAAAATGATTGCTCGTTTGCAAAAATTAGCAAACGAATTAAAAGATTTTAAAGTAGTGACAGAGTTAGAAGAGCAGCAATTAAAATTACTAAAGGACTCATTGACAGAGCTGCAAGTTGCATTAAAAACATTGATAGAAGAGAGAACATATTATGAAGTAGCAAGTAATTTATTAAAAGATACTGGCATTAAAACTAAAATTGTTCGTCAGTATTTACCAGTTATTAATAAACTGGTCAATAAGTATTTAGCGTCATTAGATTTCTTCGTAAACTTTAATTTAGATGAGTCGTTCAAAGAAACAATTAAATCTAGGCACCGTGATGAGTTTACTTATAATAACTTTAGTGAAGGTGAGAAACAACGAATTGATATGGCATTAATGTTGACTTGGCGTGCTGTTGCTAAATTAAAGAATTCATCAAATACTAACTTGCTTATACTTGATGAAACATTTGATTCTAGCCTTGATTCAAATGGCACAGAAGAACTAATGAAGATATTGCAAATGCTAGAAGGTGTAAATCTATTTGTTATTTCTCATAAAGGTGATATTTTACAGGATAAGTTTATGAATGTTATTCGTTTCTCAAAAGAGAAAAACTTTTCAAGGATTATAAAATGATGAAAGATCAAATTCGTATTACAGATGGTTATGAAAGAACCGTAGATATTTTACCATATAATGATGGAACATTTCAAGCAATTATGTTTGAAGCCTCTTCTGATTACCATCAAAATGCATGGTTTAAAACTGAAGAAGATGCTAAACGATTTGCAGAAAGTTGGGTGTTTAAAAAATGAACGATATCTTAACCATTGATACTGGTGCTGGTTTAACTTATAAACAAACACTAGACCCTCTGCCATTGTTTGATGAAAATCATCCAATGCTAAAAAAAATAATACCTGAATATACACAGGCATTGCCAAACCCAATCATGACTAATTTGGTCAAGCGTTTAAATATGACTCGAAAGTTATATGGAGGAATTGGGCTATCTGCCAATCAATGTGGTGTCTTTGAAAGAGTTTTTGTAATTGGTACCGACCAATTTGATTTAGCTTGTATCAACCCAAAAATAGTTGATGTATCGGCAAATGTGATGAAAACAGATGAAGGATGCCTCTCTTTTCCAGGCCTGTATGTTAAAATAGACAGACCAACATGGGTTCAGGTTGAGTTTACTGATGAAAATGGACAAACAAAGCAAACTCGCCTAGAAGGTTTAAGTGCTCGTTGTTTTCTACATG